TCACTTGAGATCGGCGAAGTCAACGTCCCAGAACTCCATTTCGCGACGGCTCTCCAGGCCGCGCTCCACTTCCATGCGCCGCAGTTCGACGCGGCGAATCTTGCCGGAGATCGTCTTCGGCAGATCGCAGAATTCGATGCGCCGGATACGTTTATAGGGCGCGAGGTGATCGCGGCAGAAGCGCAGGATGTCGAGGGCGAGTTTGTCGTCGGCGTGAAAACCGGCGCGCAAGGTGATGAAGGCCTTTGGCACGGCGAGCCGCAGTGGATCGGGACTTGGCACCACGCCGGCCTCGGCCACGGCCGGATGCTTGATGAGTTCGCTTTCCAGCTCGAACGGGCTGATGCGGTAGTCCGACGCCTTGAAGACATCGTCCGCGCGACCGATGTACGTGAAGTAGCCGTGCTCGTCACGCATCGCCACGTCACCCGTGTGGTAGTAACCCTCGCGCATGACGTCAGCGGTCTTTTCGCTGTCGTCCTCGTAGCCCTGCATCAAACCGGTCGGGCGCGACGACAACACGAGCGCGACTTCCCCTTCGTCGGCTTCGACGCCGTCGTGATCGAGCAGCACGACACGATAACCCGGCATCGGACGCCCCATCGAGCCGGCCTTGACGGGCTGCCCCGGCGAGTTGCCGATCTGGCAGCAGGTTTCGGTCTGGCCGTAGCCGTCGCGAATCGTGATGCGCCAGGCACGTCTGACCTGGTCGATCACTTCGGGATTGAGCGGTTCGCCCGCCCCGATGAGCTCACGGAACTTCACCGCGTGGCGCGTGAGATCTTCCTGGATCATCATGCGCCAGACGGTCGGCGGTGCGCACAGCGTCGTGACACCGCAACGCGTGGCCGTCGCCAGGGCGGCAAGCGCGTCGAAGCGCGAGAAGTTGTAGATGAAGATGGTAGCTCCCGCGTTCCACGGCGCGAAGAAGCAGCTCCACGCGTGTTTCGCCCATCCTGGCGAACTGATGTTCCAGTGGATGTCGCCGGGTTGCAAGCCGAGCCAGTACATCGTGGCGAGATGGCCGACCGGGTAGCTCTGGTGCGTGTGCAGCACGAGCTTCGGGCGCGACGTGGTGCCGGACGTGAAGTAGAGCAGCAGCGGATCGGTGGCGAGCGTGACGCCGTCGGGGGTGAACTCGTCCGGCGCGGCGTAAGCGGGCGCGAGGGGTGTCCATCCATCGGGCGGGTTGTCACCGACGACGATGCGCTGATAGTCGCCGGGCAACGAAGCGAATTTGACGGCATCGCGTGCGGTGGTGACCACATGGCGCACGCGACCGCGTTCGAGCCGGTCGGCGAGGTCGCCAGCGGCGAGCAGGGTCGTCGCGGGAATCATGACGGCGCCGAGCTTCATGCAGGCGAGCATGAGATCCCAGAGTTCGACCTGGTTGGGCAGCATAAGCAGGACGCGGTCACCGCGCGACACGCCCTGCTCGCGCAGGAAATTGGCGACGCGATTGGAGCGCAGGGACAACTCGGCGAATGACAGACGCGCCTCACGTCCGTCTTCTTCGACGACCCAGAGGGCCGAGCGATCGTTGCCTTGGGCTTGCGGATCGAAGAAATCCAGCGCCCAGTTGAAACGCGAGAGAACGGGCCACCGGAAATCACGGTACGCCACGTCGTAGTGGGCGCGTTGGGCGAGCAGAAGGTCGCGCGCGGCCTCGAATCCCTGGATTTGCGACATCGCTTGTCTCCGAGCCCCAAAGGGCAGGATTAGGCAGAATTCCATTATCGTGAGGCCCTCCGAATGCAACATTCGGGATAACCATCATGGGGTTTTGCCAGCGGTAGACGTCGCGCCGTGCGCTGCGGCGGTAAATAAAAATATGCGTACGAAGCGCGCGCCCTCTTTCTTTCCCGTGGAAAGCTCTGCTATACTCGCCTTCTTTCGAGCAATGCATCTAGACGACGCATTTCTCTCGGGGCGTAGCGCAGCCTGGTAGCGTACCTGCATGGGGTGCAGGTGGTCGGAGGTTCAAATCCTCTCGCCCCGACCAAGAAATAGAAGGCCCGACGGGTTATACCTGCCGGGCCTTTTGTCTAACTTGATTCCAAGTGTCTAACTTGGGGCGCCAATCAGTTCTTCTCGATCACAGTCAACGCGTCGTAACTGCGCTCGCAGGCAAGCCCTGCGATGTGGGCGGCGTCAGCGAATTTAGCGAGTTCTCCCGCAGCTTGGTCAGTCCGACTGAGCAGCCCTGTGAGCAGATCAAGGGCGTCTGTTCCGCCGACGGTTGGCGCGCTTCTACCGGCAGCGGTGGCGGCGCGTAGTTCGGCGGCAAGAGAGGTGACGCGCTGTTGCAAGCGAATAGAGGTAGCGTCAGAAGCACGAGCAGCCGCTTGGGCTTGATCCAGTTCGGTGCGTCCATTGGCGGCGATCCCATTGAGAGTCAGATTGGTTTTGCGGTATAGCTCAAGCGCTCCCCCGAGCGATTCCTTTTCGGACTTCAGTTGCGCGACTGTGGCCGATTGGTCGGCATCGTGATGCCCCTTCCAGTAGCCACCACCGGCAGCAAGCACTACGGCCAAGAGAAACGCGCCCCATAGGCGCGGATCGAGCAGCGTCATACCGCACTCCTTGCTTTGCCGTGGTTCACACCCCACTCTGCCGGTCTGGGTTTGCCGGGGCGCCATACGCGCTGATATAGCGCCCAAGAGCCCACCACGTCGTCCACATCTGGCAATGGTTGCGGATCGGTATAAAGCAACAGGCGAGCGCAGCCGGCGGCCAGGATGTCGTCTGTCTCGAGCGCGCTGTAGATAGCCGCTGGATCATGTGCGACCTTGCGCGCGGCGCACAGGTTGCTCAGATAGCCGCTCGTTCCTTTGAACAGATACAGCCCCCAGATGCCTCCGCGCGACGCCTGCGTGCCCTGCTCACACTGCCATAGGCCGCGCGCCGGGCCCGTAGGCATCTGCCGCCGGTAGGTCAGGCTCGACTCCTGAAGTGCAATAGACAAGAGTTCTACCTTGGCCCTATCGCTGGTCATAACTTGCGGCAGCAGCGCCAACGCCGGGTTGACTGCGCCGGCCAGAGCATCAGCGGGCGTCATGGCCTAGCCCCTGAAAAAACTTGCGTCGAATTTGGAGTTGCCAGAACCCCCACAGTGCGGCGATGGCCACAGATACATTGAGCGTTACCTCGGGGGCGCTATGGCACGCGACAGGCGATCCCATATTGCCGATTGCCGCGAGGCATACAAACATGAGCACGATGGCGCCAGCGCCACCAGTCGGAACACGGTGTGTTAAGACAGTCCACAATGAAATGGCGCAGATTACTGCGTTGGCCATGAAATTGACGGTGGCAAGCATGGCTTAGCTCCCCAAAAACTTCTGGCGAGCCGCATCAATCCACCCAGGGATTTTCTGAATCACAGCGCTCACGCCAGACAATCCGAAGACTGCCGCTGCCGCGATTGCCGCCATGTGTGTAACACTCCCCGGCGGAATCGAGTAATACTCAGCGGCGGCACCTCCCGCAAGGCAGCCAATACCTAGGCTCGCCGCAAAGGAGAGCCCGCGCTGCCACCAATTCCCCGGAATGAACTTGAGTGAGACGGCGGCTCCGAACGCTGCGGCCCCCCCAATCTTCACCAACAACGTCGTCTGATCGTCCATCGTTATTCCTTGCTGTATCCCGATTTCATTGCAATCGTAGACACCTCAAAACGCGCGCGCGGAGACACGATGCGGACACAAAAAAGCCACCCGAAGGTGGCTTGGACGTTTCGTCGAATTCACGCACAGATGACTGTGGCGATTATTACCCTCTCAACTCTTCTGGCCGAATGGGCCGAACTTGGACAATGGAGGGTATGTAGGAATTCGATGTAAGATTCACAGTTTTAGCGGCTTCGGAAATAGTGAATTCATGAAAAAAAACCGAGATGGATCGCCTACGGGGAAAGAGCTAACCACATCATCGACTCACATCGATGCGTTCGACGGCTTGCGGGGATTGGCAATTCTCGTGGTTTTCACGTTCCACTTTACCGGCATTTACGCGAGCACGAACTACTTCCTGTCACCGAATGGTGTGGCACACAACATCGTGTCACTCTTTCGCGCCGGGCACGTTGGCGTCGATCTCTTTTTCATCCTAAGCGGATATCTGATTTTTCGTTCGATATCCGGAAAGCAACAACGCACAACATTCATAAAACGTCGGATATTACGCCTGCTGCCGGCGCACTTGGCGGCGTGCCTGTATATCGCCTACGTTACGCATTCATGGGACTTGCTTACATTAATATCGAACATAACGTTTGTCGCCCCCCTAATCCAGAGTATCCACACACTCAATGACGTAACTTGGTCACTTGCGTGGGAGTGGATTTTCTACGTGCTTATTTTTCTCGGCGCCCAAGTGTTTAACACAAAGGGCATCCAACTTCTTATAGTGACCACGCTGCTTGCAGTAGCAACCAGTCTGGTGTCCCACCATATCTCGGGCATAAATCCGATTGACCTCGGAAGATTCGCAGCGTTCCTGATTGGCGTCGGCCTAGCGATTCGTCCGGAATTTTCCCGTCCGACGCATAGCATCGGAAAGTCAAATGCTATCGCTGTAGCTGCCTTCCTAGCTTTACTAACGATGATGTCGCTTTGGTTGCATGCATGGCAGAGAATATCCACTCTCGCGCTGGACGGGGGCTATTACATTGCAGTGTCGCTACTTTTTTCCGTTCTGATTCGGGAGTCGTTTGTCTCGGGTAGCATGACGAGAAAAATTCTTTGTTTGGGCCCAATTCGTGCGTTGGGTAAGATCAGCTATTCGCTATACCTCGTTCACTCAGTCGTGATCGGCACCCTTTTCAATGAGCTTCCGCCTGCAACATCGTTTAGCGACATTCTTATGCGTTATATTCAGATACTTGTAGCAGCAGTCGCTATCGCGAGCGTGTCTTATTTCATCCTAGAGCGCCCTTATTTCTCCCGCCGCACCAGAAAGCCATCCGAACTCACAGTCGAGTTGGGAAAGTAGGCTTAGCGCGTCATTCCCAGATAATCCTCTCGACGGCATCGATCGTCTTGGCGGCAGCGATGGATGCCTTCAGCGTTGCCCTCTTAGCGAACGCCGCGCTTCCTTGCGCGAGCATGACCGAATAAAGCCCCTTCAGATCATCGAGCGTGAACGCGACCAACGTGTTATCAGCGGACTTCCAGATGAAGTCTGGCGGTACCGCGCCGGCTAGGCCGTATCCTGTCACAGCTTTGAGCAGCACGCTTTGGCTGTCCAACCCAGTCGCTCCACCACAGTCGGCCTGATACGTTTTGGTCACGCCAGCGCCCGTCGTGTAGGTGACGTCCAACTGTGTCGCGGTCAAGTAGGTCGAGTCGATCAATGCGTTTTGCGACTTCTGCGCTTCGCTCAGTGTTGGTGCCGGAGGCCAAGGACTTGGCAGCGCGACATAATAGGCTTCGTCCGAATTACAGTCGGATGCAGCGTCGACGGCACGGAACCCATTCGATTGGTTAATTGCGTAGCCCATTGTTGTCCTTTATGAAAAGAACGATGCTAGATATCCAGCCTTCGTCCCGTAGCCGAATGCCTGTTTCAAGTCCATTGCATTCGCCACGCCCATCCCCTGATCGCCAGCAGAGTATGTGAAATACATGTTGTCGCCCAATTCGCAAAAATCGATGTCGGACGTGTTCGTCATTTCATCGGGGAGCGTGGGCGTCAATGCATATTGGGTGGATTCTGTCCAAGCCCCGTTAGGCCCATTTGAACGGGCTACACGGGTCTTATAGACACCTGACTCAACTACGAGGTAATGCATGTAGTAGTAGCCGTTCGAGTAATCGATGCGCGGGCATGCGACGTATCGATCTGCCCCGAATACATTGCCGATAGGTGCCCATTCGACGAGATCGGTCGAGACAAGCCAACGGATATTGAAGTCGGCATATCCGTAATATGGCTCCGAAGTCTCATAGGCCATGATGTAGCGATTGTTATCGGGGTCGAAGCATACAGAGGTGTTGAAAATCTTCTGGCGAGGATCGCCAGCACACCATGCCTGATCCGGCGTGCTCCATGTCACAAGGTCATCCGTGTACATATGCCAGACACTATTCCCTGCTGCGCCGACGTTCTTTGTGCCCCAATAGTGTAGGCGCGTACCAACGACCAACGCGCATCCCAGCGTCAAATCGTTGGAAGACATTGACGCGAAAATTTCGCCGGTGAAGTAATCCGCAGCGATGAGCGTAGACGACAGGCGTGGTACGCGCGAGATGTACAGAACCAAGAGTCGGTTGTTGAAGAACACTACCGAACTTTCGACGGCGAACGGCTTGAAGATGGCAGCAGTTTTAGTGAGCATCATGGGCCTTAAAGATTATCGACCCATCCGGCACAGCACAGCAGGCCATAGGTTGTATCGTTGTTCGCGTAGTATATGTTCATGCTCTCAAGCGTCATCAGTGCTCGCACCACAATCGGGGCCGGTCCATATCCCGAAACGCAGATGACCATTGGCGGCGTACCAAGTGTCGACGTCGCACTGCCATAAGAGCCGTTGGGTGCGCAGATAGAGTGCCCGCTCGTCGACCCCGCTTTCATTACGAGGTCGATTTCGCTCGCTGTAGGTGGTACAAAGGAACCTACTGCAAGTGGGGTGTAGGTAGGCGCATCCGGGTTGCCCGTGACCAATGACGCCATTGCAGGCAGATAGGGTACATTCGAACCTGCGGTAGTGTTGGCGATATATTGCGCTTTGCGGCCATACTGCAACGTCTGTAACAGGTACTTGTTACCCGTACTATCTGTGCGCACGGCGCCGACGCGTGCGCGATAACCGCCTGTGAATCCAGCGGGCGCCGTTGGTGCAGTAGCGCTGGGATCGACCGTACCGCAGACCGTCGTGCCGTTATACCAGACCCAAACGTAATACCACGTACTAGCGGCAAGCGCGCCTGCGCTCAAGCTATTGGGCTGCCCGACCGTGCCCGACGAGTTTATTGTCACGTTGACGCTGCGCACCGTCGTGAAGGCGTTTGCGGATGTTTCCAGCATCAGTTCATCGACGGTGACGACTGCCGAGGCATTATTAACGCCTTGGGCAATGATTTTGAGGTTCTTGAAACCTCCCTGCACGCCCACAAGCTGCGACAATTGCGCCGCATGCTGCGGCTGTGTAGCGGTGCCGACTTGCAGTGCAGGCGGCAACGAGATATTCACGCCATCGCCGTACACGTTGGCCGCGCCGCCCTGTTGAACGATTACTCCGCTTCCACCTGCCGTTTTGGCCGTGACCGAGAAGTTGCCGGTGGTGTTGTTGATGACCTGCCATTGATTCTTCGTCGCGGGGAAAACCAACTGAACATTCCCCGTCAATGTTCCCGCCAAGGTAATGATCGGTAGCCCATACTGGGCCGGGGTTAGCGTCACAATGCCAGTCGCCAGCCCACCGACCTGTGCAATACCGTAAGATTCCAGCGGAGCCCACCCTGTCGCCCCAGAACTATCGGGGTTCGACGTGTTGTTATCGGAGAGACACAGCCAGAAGCCCATCCCATCAGCGCGAGCAAGAACAGCACCCTGCGGATATCCATTTACGTTGGCGTCCGCCGCGAATGCCGCGTCAAATGCGACCTGCCCTCCGGCATTCATCCACCGCGTCCAAGCCGAGATCATGAACAAGATCCCGTTCGCATCGGTACCAAAGGGGGGAACACCGCCAGCGGGAATGGGCATTCGCGTGAGCGGGGGAAACCCATCATTAAGGGAGGCGCGGCCATCGACGATCCCGATCTGACTTGCCTCCGGGATGACTTGCTTTGCTCCGTTGGCGGCAAACGCCAGCGGAAGTTTGCTTACCGGAATGTCGGTTGCTTTCATGTCTTACGCCTCGTAGAACGTCCCTTGATCGAACGGCGCCGCGCTTTCGATTCCAGCTTCCGCAAAGCCGAAGACGTTGGGGATAGGCACCTGGATATAGCTGAAATCGACCCCTGTCGGACGCGGCAGAATCCCTGATTGCGTAAGGATAGCCACCTCAAAAGGCTGCAAATAGAACTCGAATGTGAAACGCATCGTCATGTTTCTGCCGTCGATGACGTAGCAGCGGCCGCGTCCCTTGAAGAGACTTTGCAGAAGTGCGTTGATGCTTGGAATCGAGCAATCGGTGATGTTCACGATCGCCTTGACCATGATCAGCGTGCGGAACGCATCATCCGACAGATAGAAATTCTGTGTCTGGACGGTTCCATTAAAAAACGTGCCCTGATCGAATGGTTGAGCGCTCGCCGTTCCTGCCTCATCGAACCCGAAGTAGATCTCACCGTCGGGGATTTTCAGCAGCCGGCCATTTTCAAGTCCGACGATTTTTCCCCAGTTATCGAGCCCCTTGCCGACCGCCGTAGACACGTCCCACATCATCGAATAGAACTTGTCCAGATCCGCCGCAGGATCGATGTAACCGTTCATGCTCTGAATCAACTGATTGAGCGTGGGGGCGTTTGAGTACTGCGAAAGAATCGTGCTCTGTACGTCTTTCATGGCGTGATGATGTTGACGGCAATGTTCGCGTCGGAAATTGTCGGGATCTGGTTGATGTCCACCGTGACACGGTTTCCACTGACCGGATTGGCCGAGGTGGCAGCGTAGATGGAGTCGAGTTCGAGATTGCTATCGATTGCTTCGACAGGGCCGTAATACCTGCTGGCCAGCACATCTCTTCCGATTCTGGCTCGTTGACCACCATCGGAACCGGCGAATGCATTCTTGATGGCCGTCTTGACTTGGGTAACGACGTCAGATGGAAGTGCCCCGTTGTCGATGAGGTTCACAGAGAAGAAGATCGGGAGGCTTGCCGCGATTTGATAGCTGACCGTGTACTGCGGGAATGGTGCGATATAGCCATCGGTGTCGTACACGACCACGGTCGTCGCGCCGTTGTAATCGCAGCCTGGCGCCTTCTTCGACCAAATCGCGTCGCCAATGTCCTGCGCCGCGCCGCCGGCCACGCACACATAAAGCGAATGCGGGATGAGCGTTACCCCGCCAACTGTGACACTAGTCCCTTTCCCATTGTCGGTGACGTAGGCATCAAGCACGTTCAATACGCTCAATACCGCGCCGCGCACCGACGGAACCATGCCCGCGGAATTCTTCGCGACGGATTGGCGACGGCGATATTCGAAGTCAGCACGCGATTCGACATTTGACCCGATCGCACCATCTAACGCGTTGTTGATGGTGTCCCATCCGGGGATCTGCTTATAGATGCGATTGAGCGATCCCGAAGGACAGGCTATCGGCCCGGTTGTCTGGCATTGGAATGTGAGATCGATCGATCCAGAGGCCGGAATCTCGCCGGCTTGAGTACAGAGATAGACGTTGTTGTCGGTTGCGATGGCCCGCGCATTGACAGGAATCTGTGTCCCGGCAAGTCCGATGCATGTCGCAACCACAGTCGTTGGTTCGGCCGGGTTTCGATCGATGAAGTAAATCCGGCCGATGGCATCCTGCATTCGCCCGTCAGCAAGGTCAGGATCCATGCCATTGACCATCGCCATAATGTCATCGTTCTTGCTTCCGACAATTGCAGTGGTGGACTGCGCAATCTGGCCTTGTGGCGCGCTGAGATTCGAACTCATGTTGCCGCCAAACGCCGCGTTCATGTCTTGCTGAACGCCCGAGAGAATGTCGCTCTCAGCCGGAAGCACCGGGCCAGTCGGCTGCCAATCTATCCCCGGTACGCTTGAGGTGCCCGCCATGATTTTCCCTTAAAACGTGACTTTGAATGTCTGGTTCGCCGTCGTCGAGCAGAGCACGTACCCTGACAATTGGCGGTTGCTGAACGCGTCGAACACGCATTGAGCAGTCAGAATGCCGACGACTCGCAGGGCTGCCGTCTCCATTTGTGATCGAACCAGCGATATCGGGGGAAGCTTGCCGAGAATGTCCTCTTTGTAGCGAATGCCGACCGACGTGTCGTAGTAACACTCGGCAAAGAATGTTTTCAGCTCACAGGCCACGTCCTGTGCGAGCGAATATGGATCCGATGCCATGGCCCAGTTGCCGTTTGCATCCAGACAGACGTCCCATATTTCTTGGTCGAGAAGCATCGTGTTCATCAGTTCACGCTCCCAGAGTTCCCCGAGCCCGGTTGCACGTTGTTGTGCGTGTGGGTATCCCCGATGTTTTTGCCGTTGTTCTTGATCGTTCCGGTGATGTTGAAATTCCCCGTAAGCGTAGCCTCCGAAGAACCTCCGGTCTCTCCTGCCATTGTCAGATTGCCATTGAGGGCAATCGTCGGCGCCGTGATGCTTGCCTGCGTGGATGCTTCGATGGCGACATTTGGTGCCTTCACGTTCAATTGGTTCGTACCGACGAGTTCGACAATGCCATCTGCGAAGCGCACGTATTGCGATGGCGTGCCGTTGAGAATGCCCCCGGTATAAATACCGTCTGCCTTCGAGAGTTTCCGCTTCGATCCAGGGTTTGCACGCGTTTTCGTACTCTTCAGAATCGAGATGTCCCGATCGGCGAATGAGCACATCCCAATATCTCCCACCTGCGGATCGATGATTACAGCGTTGTCGCCGCCCTGAACGCGGATATACGGGATGTTGTAAATCGTCCCATGCTCGATCGCGTTACCCTGGCCATCCGTTTGATTGATGAGCGGCTTTACATCGACGAAGCCCACCGGCGAGACGCCGCCTGCGTTTGTCACTGCCATCACCTCTACCGGCGCACAAAATGACATGCGCGCCATCAGCGACATGACGACGAAGCGAATTTCGTTGTACCCGGGCGTTTGATCCTCTGCGCGGCCAATGCCGCGATATCCGATGTCTTCACTCGGCATAGTTCGGCACCCCCATCACATTCGAAAACCAAGGGCCGCCGGGCGTCTCAGATGCCAGTGAATGGCCCAACTGAAGAATCCGCCAATCACCGCAAGCCACAGGAATCTGGCTTTGCACCGTCATGACGCCGCCGATTTGCAAGTTCGGATTGAATGCAGATGTGACATATAGACCATTCGATGCAAACTTCGGATATCCGACCATGCCCGTGGCAGCCGAAATGATCGGGGGTGATGGCTCTGCGCGATTACCTTCAGCCGGCCAGATAGCCAAGGTGCCTCGGTCGATCACATAGTTGATACCTGCCGCCTCTGCGCAGTCCTTGACCTGATTCATGACCGAACCTTGCAGATAAGGATGGGAGAGCAACACCGATACGCCGTTATTCTCGAACGCCAGCCCCATGGTCTTGGCGAAACCTTGCATCAGATCCGCCACGTCGGCAGCCCCTTGGATGCTTGTCGGTTGCGCCGGTGCCAGCGAGTAATCGAGGCCGCCCAAGCCGATGATGTTCAACGGAGTAAAGGGCTGCTGATCGAATTCCCCCCATGCTTGCCAGACGGATCCTTGATACACGGTGCGTACACCAGTTTCATCGTCTCCGGCCTCGACGAGCACCGAATTTTTGAAGAGGATGGCCGAATTGATGGGGCCGATCGCCGTGAGCTGGTTCACGATGGAGAGCGGCACGCCGTAGACGCGCAACTGCGCCTGTGGCTGCGACTCCCCACCGTATGCCTGAATCTCGGCCGAAACGCGCAGCCCGGATAGCTTGACCTGATTGCTGGCCGTCTCCCCGAACTGCCCTTCGGCGAGCGTGATGGTCACATCAATCTTTTTCTTTGTCAGGCTCATTGCAGATCCGTCGATTCGATGTAATTCAGGAACCACCGCGAGCCCAGACCTGCGTAACTTGGATCATCGGTTCCCTGCGTATCGAAAAATGCCAGATCACCAATAAATCCCAAATAGGGCTGTCGCACGAGCAATGTTCGATCACGCGCCTGCACGCCTGTCACGATCGCAACATTGTTCACCCACAGCGTGAGGAACACGCCAGTACGTTTCTGGTCGACCTTGATTCGGCAATTCTGGCCACCCAACACGATCGTGATCAATTGGGAGGCCAATGCCTGAAGCGGAACAGTTCTCATAGCAGCCCCTTCACACTGGGCAGGCCATTGGAGCCAAGAACCGTAGAGACCGGCCCGAATAAGGCGGATTTCGCCGCAGAGATGGCCTGTGACTGCACTTGCCCCAAGCTGAACGTATCTTCTGAAGCGGGCTGTGCCGTCGATGTGAACTTGGCCGCCGGCGCCTGCCGAACCTCCTGAATGGCCACGTCCGCAATGACCAACGCAACGCCTTGTCGGCTGTCTCTGCCGTAGCGATATGCCAGCACGTTCGCATTCACATACGGACGCTCAGGCGTGAGCACTGTCACAAGTTCAGTCGATTTGCGCAGGTATTCCAGTTGCAACAGAAATTGCGCGCGCTCGTAGCTGGTACCGCCCTTGACCATACGCAGGTGCGTCGCATAGGGCGTGTCGACTTTGTTGTAAGTCTCGAAGGAGCCCTGCTCGATCGGATAGTCGGGCAAACGGGACTCGTTCGAATAGTCGAACGCGAGAATCGAATCCGGCTCGAGACGAAAGGTGCCGTCGGACGAGAACACCCCATAAACGAGTGACGAAGCCCCCGGCCCAAGGAACGCAGACAGCACCGAAGAGAGTGCCGAAAGACCGAGCCCGGAAACGATGTTCAGCGGCCCGTCGTTGATCGCGGACACCAGGCTGACGGCTGCACCGCGCGCCAAAGGAGGAACGCCAGGTAGTGCCGGGACGCTTGGAAATTTCGGGACGGAGATGAAATCGAGCGCCATTAGGGGGTCACTCCTGTGTTCGCCTGCGGCATCGTGAACGCATACTTCCGCACTTCGCCGCCGAAGGCACCGGCAATGCCAGCCGCATCCGTCGCCTGCGTGTGGATGTTGATCGGCCCGTGGAAATGTGTGGAATTGGTCTGCGTGCTGGTCTGGGTGCTGTTGTTGACCGTGCCAGCGGCGGCTTGCGAGGCATTAGCCCCTATTGAACCGGCATCTGCCCGTGCACTGCTTTCATAAAGTTGCCGCGCATAGGCAATGCGCTTTTCGTCATGTGCCTCATCTTCTGCGGGGCGCTCATAACGTTTCCTGTGGGCTACGGCCGCCTCATCAACGGTTTTGGTTGCCTTAATTGCATCAGCAGCCGCCTTTTCGCTATTTCGCAGCTCCCACACCATGAATCTGACTTGCTCCTCAAAGGTAGAATCCTGAATCTGCTTCTTGAACAATTTCGCGAAATCACCTTGCCGAGATTTGGTCCATTGACCGATCCCATAAGCGCTCGAATTTGGATTCTTGGCATTTGGGTCTAATTGACCATTTTCCTGTAGCAGCGACCCGACACTTCCGGCAGCCTGTGCACGCGTAAATCCCTCATTTTGCAGAACCTGCATGAGGTACTTGCCGCGATCGGAGGCCGTCGCACCGATGGGCTCTCGGCGATTTGCGATGTACTCATCCTCTCCTTCGTTGAGATCGGGCGAGTAAAGCATCAGTGCCGCGCCGAGCCCAGCACCCTTTACCCCAATCTTCGAGAGAAGATTCCACAGGAGCCCACCACCAGCCGATGCGGTTTTCGCAAGACCGATACCTTCGGCGATAGCTTTGAACCCTGCGGCCAACTTCATGAGGTCACTGGCCATTGATAGCACTTTCAGCGCAGCCAGGCCGATGAGAACGTTCTTCCAGCCGCCGACGGACTCCGACGCTTTATCTGCCCAGCGAACGAGGTCTTCAATTGCCGTGACAGCAGCTTTTGCCCACTCAACGATGTCTTCTTTGTGGTCTGCCGCGTACTCGGCGGCTTTCATCAGTTTGTCGGCCAGTTGCTCAAGAACCGGCATCAGATCGAGAAGCACAACGGTGCCGGTGTACTTGAAGCGATCTGTGAGGTCGAACCATTTATTGCGGAGTTCTTGCGCCTTCTGCGCCATGGCGTCCGTGACCGCAGCATTTTTCTTCTGAGCGTCGACCAACGAAAGAATTGCTGCGGGGCCTTGCCGAATGAAATTGAACTCGCTTTCGGAGACCCCCATCTGCTGGGCCACCAGACGCGCACGGCCCGGATCCGTGCGGTACATGTTCTGTACGATGCGCGCGCGCGCCAACAGATAGGTATTGCCGTCCTTCAGATCGTTGACACTTCCACCCCATCGGAAGAACTGCTGCACCCCCTCCGTGACCTGGCCGATCTTGAACTTTGCGACCTCCTGCTGCGAGGCAGACAGAGCGGCCGTGATTCCTTCAGCCGAAGAACCTGCGCGCCGTGCGGCGTTCTGCCAGGCGGCCAAATCGGTAGTCGACATCTGCAAATTCTTGGACATGAATCCGAGATTCGCAGCGCTGCCAATCGTCTCTTCGATGAAATTTTTGATCCCCATGCCGCCGGTGAAAATGGCGGCCAACGCCAGTACTTCGTTGCGAAGTTTGGTGAAGGATTCTTTGGCGCGCTTGTTGGCCTCTTCCTGTTCCTTGGCCGCTTTCTTCGCTGCCGTCTCGGATGCCTTGAGCGCTTTGATCTGCTCCTTTGTCATCTCGGACGTGACCTTCGCGGCTTCCTGTTTCCCCTTCTTGAAGCCGGACAGATCAAGCCCGAGAGTGACAACCAGAGCGTCAACGATTGTTGTGGCCATTCGATGCTTCCCTTCGCGCCTGGATAATGCGATCGTTATGGCCGTTGACTACGATGATTTCTACCAGATCGTATAGGTCTTGTGTGCCCAAGACCGTAGCCAATTCGCCGAATGTTGCATACCTTGAGCGCGTAACCAGATCGATCGCGTCAGAGACATTGGGACACGCAAGAGTCTCTACAAGATCGCCACCCCCAATCACCCTTGGGAGGCTGAGCGGGCGGCGGCTGTAAAAAAATCGAGGTGCAGCTTCATAACCGCCGCGCGTAATTTCAGGCGCGTCGTCACTTCCTCGACATCATCTTCGCTAGGCTGAAACGACATCTCGGGATGACGAGGATCGCGAATGATGCGAACGCATTCCCACATCTCTTCAAGCAAGGGCTCGGCAACGTGAAACGGGAGTTTGCCTAATGCCTGAAGACCGATGGCGAACAGCCCAGACATGCCCGCCTTGCCGATGTCGTCAGGCACCTCAACGCCCGCGCCCATCAATGCGAAGATCGCGCGCAAGGCCCATCGCTCCGCGCTCACGGCGTCCATCTCGACCAGCTTGAATGACTTGCCCTTGTCCCGACCATCTTCCTCGATCGTGATCACAACTTCTTTGCGTGCCATGCTCGGCTCCCTTTAAACCGGCGCGACGATGACATCGCCCCAAGTGATCTGGTATGCGAACGGTTGCAACACCTTTTGCGCTCCGGCCAGCGATTTGATGCGCGAAAGCACGCCATTGCTCAACGTGTAGAGCCGACCGATCGACGGAACGAGAATCGAGCCTGATGCCCAATACGATTCCTGTTGCGAGTTCTCTGCCTGCCACCATTGCTCGAACAACAGGAGCGACGGCGAGTCAGCCTGCAACTCGATTGTCTGGACATGCAGTTGAGGCAGCCAGCCAGCGGAAATGATGCCGTCCACGCCCTTCTGCACTTCCTTCGTAGTGACGTCATCACCGGTGAAAGCGGTGTCGGTGGCGTAGCCCTTCAGCGTCTGAGGAACCGGCAGGAAGTTTTTGACTGATAGAGCAAACTTCGCGTTTGCCGAGGTAATCGAAGGCATGGTTCCCCCTTATTGGACAAGGATGCTGTTCATGGTGATCTGCTGCACGCTGCCGCCGTCCATGTACCAGAATTTCATCGGCGGCGTACCGCGTGCTGTGCGCACCTGTGCGGATGCCGGCAGGATTTGCAGATACCAGCCCTGCGTGCTGAGCGTCTTGTCGATGGCCATGCCTGCCGCGTTGTTCACGAGCGCGGCCTGCTGCGCCGACAGCGGCACGTCATTGCGGATCGCGCCGAAGTTTAGGGCGGCGGTGATCGGATCCATGCACGATTGGCGGATCAGGTTGTAGCCGTCGGCGTTGTACGGGATCGACTTAACTTGGTCGAGGAGCGTCATCAGCGCCAATTGGAACTGATTGTTCAACCAAATCTGGTTGATGTACGCGTCAAGCCAGTCATACTGGCCGGCAACCGATCCGGGCATCAGCCAAATGAACCCATCGTTTCGGGTCGCGTATTGACCGATGAAGTTGTAGCCATTGGCCTTCAGGTTGTTGGCGATGTCCACATCAGTCACATCGGCCGTCAAGCCCGCTTGCGACTTGAAGGCGTAAGTAATGCGGCCATTCGTGGCATTGAAGCCAATCGAAGCCGTTGTCCCCATGATGAAAGCGGCGCGGCGCACGCCCACAGATGGCGGCACCCAGATTGGGCACACGCCATCATCATTGGCGGCATCAACCTGATACCCGAACGAAGCGGTCGCAGCGCTGGAAGTCGTCGGGCTCGCGTCGGTATCCCACGCGATATAGGCGAATTGCTTGTTCTGTGAAACCGTCCACGCAGCAAATGCCAGCTTCGTCGCCGTGTCGGGCTCCCACATCGTCGTGAACGTTACCCAGTTCATGGAGAGCTTGATGAGGCGCTGCATTGCCGTAGCAGGCGTATCAGCATCTGCGCCAGCGCTCAGAATCGCGCCGTTCGTTTGCCCAAGAAGCAGGCCGGCTGCGAGTGTGCCGCTGGCATAGCTCATGCTCGACGTGCTGGCGCCGGTGGTCGGCGACGAAAATACGAAACACGATTGAATCGAATCGAAGGCCACAGCCGGGATCTTGGCGCCGGTAAATGCTGCGGCAATGATCGTGGCCGCGTTCGAGAAACTCGTAGCCGTCGCGAGGTTGATGCTGCCCGACGTAACCGCAGTTCCGTCGATCGTGATCGTCAGTGTGCCGGACAGCGCCTGCAACTGCGAGAGCGTCATCGCCGCGAGCGAAGCCCCACGCAGTTGTGCCGCAAGCGCTACATCGGCATAGCGGAAGAGGCCCATTTGTCCGGGCAGTGCGTCTGAATTCGTGAACCCGGCGAAATAGACGGTCGCTGCGTCGTTATATTCGGGCGACGTCAGACCGCAGGCCGCACCAACCGACGTCGGGCCTGCGTACCAGTTGAGAACACCGAACGGAATCTCGGAACTTTTCGTGAGGAATACCCCGTTCATGACCAGCGCGGAACCGCCCCCGCTCACCACTTGGGGAATGATGTTGACTACTTGGCTTGCCGGGATCGACATAGTTTAGGCTCCGGGAGGGTAAGCCGCGTCGACGTTGATGAATTCCTCGATGGCGAGTTCTTCGGCAAAGTCTTGCGGAACAGTTGTTACAGGGTTTATCTGTAGAAGCGCCTCGACCATGAAGCGCTGCTCATATTGCGATTCGCCGTTGACGATCGGCATGTTCTTCGCATCGTCGGCATGCAGCGGTTGAATTTCGGGATTGATGGCGGCGAAGGCATCACATCCGTACGGGTCGCGCCAGAGCGTCGACACCATATCGGCGTACTCCTCGGCAGCGGGCCCGTAGAAGTCGATCTGCACACGCGCCTCGACACCTTTGCGCGCTTGCATCTTTCCGTCCTGCGGCGCGGGCGCTGGCTGCGTATTGCCGACGTACTCGTTCCAGTTCGTAGAGAGGCGCGCTGTTCCAATCATCCAGAACTGGACGAAGTTCGGGCCGGTTGGCGCCGGAACGCGGTTGTCGAAGCCCCGCACCACCTCGACGCCGGAAGGCAGGACGCCAAGCAAAAACGACCGCACTGCGGTCATGACGTCGGATTGCGTGAGCGAGATGGTCGCGCTCATGTTGGCTTGTCCATTTGTAGCTGGATGGCGAGCGAGCACCAGTCCGGCCACGTCTCATACACCTGCACTACGAGCCAACGCGTATCAGCCAAGTCCGCGCGCATGCCGCCGCCCGGTTTGAAGTCGAACATGTCGCCACCACCGGCGCCCGGGCGAAACACGCTTCGAAAGTCGCCATTCAGATATGCGCGGCGCAGCACACCAGAGATATTCTGCTCAGCTAGGTGCTGCAATGCGCCAGCGTCGAGCGCTTGGACCTGCACCGATACCGGCACTGCAACGTAAGTCGGCGTGCGCGTGCCATCGCCCGCAGTGACGTATCCAGTCGATTGCTGAATCGTCGCGGCGACGAATGGATTGACGGCGCCGATCCCGCCGGAGACGGTGCCATGAAGGTTCATGCTTTTGCCCCCTTCTCATCGGTATCGACAACCTCGTAGGCAATCGAATTCATCATGTGCTTGGTGTCACGCAACGTCTGGCCGTGCCCCTTGCGTTTGATGGTGCTTTCAGCGTTCGCCGGCCCAACACCCGAGGCTATTACGCCCTTCATGGTCGCCACAGCGAGTTCACCAACGTTACGCAGGGCACTGTCCATGTCGTCGCCGGCCTTCAGGCGGACGGCCAGTGCCTTGGTCCACATGTCGGATTTCGTGTCGGCGGTGATGCGCATGAAAGGGCGCGGCGGGCTCGATTCGGAACCGTACTCGTCGAGGAACGCAACAGTAGCCGTCGACTCACCACCGGGGTAAGTCGATCCTTCGAGGATGCCGACGGCAAGCCCCTTCTTGTGCTTGGCTAGGATCTGGGCGAGCGCTTCATCCAGCTTGGCGCCGCCTACGACTTTCAGTGTCGACATACGGGCACATAGGGAAACATGCGGAAGCTGCGCCACTGGAGAATCATTTGCCAGTACATCTTTCCGTACTGGCTCTGATTCCAGTATTCGGCGTTTTGGCTCTGCGAGGCTGCAAATCCTGCCGTGACGGTGCCTTCGGTGGCGTTGGTCATCTGGCCAGTGATGGCAGCACCGCTCCCGTCGCCGGCCATCGCTCGGCTCATCAGGAAAGCGATGTGCGCGGTGATGAGATAGAGCATGGTCTTGCGAATACCAACGTCGCAAACTGGCGATGACTCGGTGTTGTTCAGGAAGAGTTCGGCCATGCCGAAATAGGACGTGGCGAGTGCCTCCGGTACCGATTGGAAAACCGGATACATCGCCGTCCATTCCGCATAGTCGAACACCACAACACCGTTTGTCATCGCCGGGTTCCCCTGTTAAGCCTCGATGCCCTTACCGTCATCCTTGGACGCGTCGGCCGCCGGGTTGATCGGCTCGAGGCCAACCCTGTCGGTATGCTCCTGGGCCTTCTCCGCGCCTTCGTCTGCCTTTGCTTGATCCTGTGCAAAGGCAACTTCATTGGCGATCACCGGATGCGATGCATAACGCTTCTTCACGTCGGCCCATGCATCCGGGTCGATGCCATACGTCACACCATGACCAGAACCGTCAGCGGCGCCGATCGCGCCCGGGTGATGCCAACCCTTAAGGACAAGCTGCTCACCGTTCGACAGTGGGAAAGCAATGCCAGACGGCAGCTTGCAGAAAACGACCAGCTTGGTCGTGGATTTCGTTTCACCGGCCATGTCTTAAACCCCCAGCATCGATTGGCAATACACCGGGCGATACCAGATCGCACCCCATGCACCGTTGGACTTCTTCTCGGCGAAGCTCGACAGGCGACGAACGACGCCATGCGAGCGCAAACGTTCGTTGAACGCCACTTCGACGGTCGGCTGACCTTCGACGTCTTCCGCGATGAGTTGGAACAGGTTGCCGCCCGCAAGCGTCGCGTATTCCGGCACCTTCACAAAACGCAGGTTCGGGAACGACAACTTCAGTCGATCCTTCAGCACTTGACCGAAACTGTTCTGCTTGGTCAGGTTCGCCTCAACGCCCGGCGGAAGCACGGCCACCATCTTCGAATCCGAATCAACGAGGCCATTGGCAGCCGTGACGAGGTTGTTAAACACCGTCTCGAAGTCCGCGAAGATTTCGTCGCTCGTCTTCAGCTTCCAGGTGTTGCCACCGGCACCGGTACCAGGAGCGACCGGCGTCGGCAGATCCGGGTCGTTCGTCAGACCGTAGTTTTGCAGGCCGGCCACGCCGAACAAATAGATGAGGTTTTCCTTCTTGCGCAACGTCAGCGCCGAGGAGGATTGCTGCTGCGCGGCATAATCGATGCGGGCCTTTGCCGCCACTTCCATCTGCTTGTCGCCCCACTCCGTAATCGTCTGCGAGCGATAGACTTGACGTTGCGGGAAGTCCTCGTTGTGGCCCGAACGACCGTTGCCGGCCATGTCGCCATAGGGTGCAGTCTCGCCGGTCGATTCCACCGACAGGAAGGTCGATGTATCGATCGCAAAATCGCCCTTTTGAACCGCGCCGCCGGCCACTTCTTCCGCGCGCATCGGCGATGTGAGAATTTGCACTACACGCGGATCGACGTAGTTCGTCATCCACTGCGGCACGCCGTTGTTCTGCACCGTGACCAGTGGGCCGGGTGTGACCGCATCCATGGCGATCGCCAATTCGGTGCGCTTCACATCCGTCAGCAACTCGGCGCCGAGCGCGAAACTGATGCCGTACTGGCTGCGGAGCAGGTTGATTTGTGCTTGGCTCATTTCTTAGGCCCCCGCCAACTGGCTGTGAGTGGAAATTTCGATGACCGCGCCCGATGCGCCACCACGCGACACAACGAACTTGGTTTCAATGGCGCCGGAGATCGTTGCTCCCTTCGCGCCGAATTGCAGCGTGCCGTCGGCGAGGGTGGCAAACACCTTCTGGCCGGCCGTCGCGGCAGCAGGAGCGAGCACAAAGTACTCGCCGCCCTCCGAGATTTGAGCCGTTTGGCCCGCCGGAATCTGCATCGAAGCCTGACCGAGGAACGCCGTGATGAGGCCCTGCTGATCACGCTTGACGAAGCCCAGCGGTGAGCCAGTACCGCTCTGGGTGACTTGGTTCACCGGATCTGCGGCCAGCGGCCACACGAAAGTGCCAACAGTCAGAACCGTGTTGGCGATGCGAGAAAGAACCGATTCCGGGTTGTCGGTGGAACGATCACCCGAAATGCCGATCTGCGGAAGCAGGTTGACGGAAGTCTGAAAGCCGCTCATGGTGCGCTCCTTATCGTTGCTTGATGCTGGCCAGACCGGGGAATTGCTCGGTCAAGGACTTTTCGGCATTGGCCGCATCAGCGGCAATGATCGGCGTGCGCGTCGGCGTCTTGGCGGCATCGACCAGCACATGCGCCATGCCCTTGTAGGCAGCTCGGTCGTACTGAGCCGGATCCTTGCCGGCCGCCTTGATGGCATAGGCGTATACGTCTTCGGCCGAGTCGAACGCCATGGCATCAATGTCGCCCGTGAGCGGCTTGACTTCGGAGGCTGCACGGAAGCGGCCCTGAATCGCTTCAGTGACTTCCTTCGTCACGTTCTTGCGGATGGTTTTGGCGTCCATGGCACCCTTCGCAGGTTCGGTTTTGCGGGTCATCTCGGCCGGTGTGGCTGTCGATGCGTTATCCTTTGCCGGCTTGTCGCCGTCCGGCTTTTCGCCGTTTTCTTCGCCTTCGTCTTCGCCTTCGCCGTTGTCGATGTCCTCGTCTTCGCCACCGCCTTCGCAATCGGCGATCACCTTCTTCAGGCCGGCAAGCAGCTTGGCAAACTTGTCGTCCTCGTCGGCGGCGGTGCCGCGATCGCTGCGCTTACCGTCGGTGTCGTCCGGATCCTTCTTGCCCGGATCAGCATCGTCCTGCGCCGTTTCACCGCCCTGCGTCTCCGCAAGGGCATTGATGAGCAAATCTTCGACCGCCTCGGCGTCGATCATGCCGTCCTTGGCGATCAGGGCTTTCGTCTTGTTCCGGGCCGTAAGTGCCTGGGTAAGACGAGCCGAAAGCGCCTTCTTTTGAGCATGGTTGAGTTTCACGCTAGCCACCTTTTCGGGGTTGATGAGTTGGGAATCGGCAACCAGCACGTCAGGCCCGGCCCGCCCTTCAACGACGGTGGAGACGTGATTTCCGTGGAGATCCGTCATCACCAGATCGTATGGCTGGCCATGGTAGACACCTTTTTTCTTGACGGCGGTGTAGTGATATGCGCTCGACAATTCGCGCTGCGAATCATCGTCAATGCGGTCGATATACGCCTGATCCCAAACGGCTAGGCTGTTTTTCAGGTATTCGCCGTCGAAGCGCGCATTGCTGCCGACCGTGCCGATCACTTTGTCTTTCTCGGGCTTTTCCGAGGAGACATGGATATGCTTGGCCAGCAGCGGGATGTTGTTAAATGTCGCAGCCGCCTTCTCGAGTTCTTCGGGCGGCCGGAATACTTGATAGATGGTGTCGGGATCGAGCCCCAGTCCTTCATAGCCGGGGATCTCGCGCCCCCAATAGGGATTGACGCCGGCCTTCGAAATGTTCGTCTCGGAGACGTGCAGGCGCCCGTCTTTGTCGACGGTGCGTACCGACTCCCGATCCATTGCGATCAATTCGGGCTTGATGGGCATCTCCTATTACCTTCTGTGCCTGATGCAGTTGAGCAGCATCATAGACACCAGAAAACGCCCTATTACACAGAATTCAGTCGTTCACTCCCTCGATGATCGGCTCCCAAGTGCAGCCGCAGTTGATTTCCTCGCCGGGCATTGTCCATTTCCCGTCGAGGTACATGCCTTTGCTCAGATCGAATAGCTTGCCGTCGGCGTGGACATGCGAAGGCCGGGGTTCCTTGCCACCTCCGGTATGCATCCAACGCCCCTGCGTGATGCCAAGATCAGCTTGCCGCACCCGCATCAGATTCGATGTCGCCTTGTTGTTCTGGTCGTTGGCGATGAGCTTGGCGCGGCGCCGCGTGATTCCGTAGCGCTCCTGCAACGAATCAGTGAGGGATTTCAGATCGCGCCCACTTGACACGCTCCGGAGCACAATGCCCTCGACCTGGGCGTGATATTCACTCTGAATGGATTTGATCAGCGACACGTTGTCCTTGATCAGCGCCTGCATGACGTTGTTCGATGACAACGTGTCCTTGACTGAAACTGACAAGCCCGTCGCTCGAGCGGCTTCCTTCTTGAGCGCATAGGTGGAATGTCGGTCGACGCTCGAAACGAACTCTTTAGCGAACTGGGATGCGCGCTTCGCGAACATGCGCTTCCACTGTCGTGAGAGGCCGGCAAGCTCCGCTATGAGGCTGGACGTCGGGCTATCATCCATGGCAATGCGGTCCTCGTTCTCGCGGTACCGAGCGCGCAGCCAATAGAGATACGAGCGCTGCATCTCACGGACAAGATCATCGAGTTTGGCCCGATACGACTGCTCGACACCTAGGTTTGGCCGCACACCGCGAAGTTTCGGCTTGCGACTCCTCATTCCGCGCTCGCGTTGTCATCTTGCTCGGCTTCGCCAGTGCCAGTATTGCCAGACGTATTCGGATCCTCGCTTTCGGTCGGAATATCCGGAAGTACGTCAGTGTCGATGGCGTCATATCCGGCCCCCGGATCACTTGCGACGCGCTGGCGCTCTTCTTCCCGGGAGATCGTTCCGTTCGCGAGCAAAATGTCACCAGTCTCAGCGTTCAGCTTATTGACGCGGGCAGTCTGCTCAGGATCAGGCTTGTACAGGGACAGGAATCGCAACTTGATAGCCGGATCGATTTCACCCCAAAGGCCGATCATGCAGATGTCGATTACCTTGGCCAGGTTGTCGCGCCAGTTCGTCTCTTGCTTGCCCCCGCAAAAGTCATACCAACTCCGCATGTCGAACTCACCGGTGGCATTGAAGCCCGTCGGCGACAAGCCGAAGTACTTCGTCACTGGCGTCTGCGCCACGCCGGCGAGGAACTGCATCGCTTGAAACACGATGTCTGCCACACCAGATAGCGGCGTGTTGACCTGGACGAAGTCTTCCTTCTCGTTGTCGATCGTGAGCAGCGACCGGTTGTGCTTCTGCTGGCCGAACATCAGTGCCCGAATTGCAAGCTGTTGTCCGCATTCGACTCCCCCCCCACTCAGGATCTGAGACATGTCCGTCTTGATGATGTTCTGCGAGAACTTGTCGACCAGATCGGCAGCGGCAACCCGAGCGGTGTCGAACTTGTCAACGTAGTCGATCATCATCTGTGCGAGGGGAATGCCGAAGAAGTTGTACGCGGGCTTGAGAAGCACCGGTGGCACGTTGTCGGCGAAGTGCAGCAAGCGAGTCGCGTGAGTTTCCTTGCCCATCACATACCACGCTTCTGGGCGATAGAAGTTGTCGGCGAGCGGATTGTCAGCGTTGTACGGCGCCGGATAGACGTTGATCGGCTCGATCAGCTTCAGCGCTTTGATACGGGGCTTGCCGTTCTTCTGAAGCTTTTGCTTTTCCATCACCAGCGGCGTTTTAAGCTCGGCGGTATCGTCTGGATCGTCACCGAGATCGATGTAAAGCACGCACCCGCCGGCATAACCCGTCTTGGCCTCGGCATCGCGGAAGCGCTTCTTGACGTGCAAACGCTCCATTTCTTCTTGCAGTTGCTTAATCCGGTCGGTGATCTGCTTCTTGCGGTCGGGGTCATCCTCAACCCCCTCCTGTTCCGTCGAGAACAGTTCAACGAACTCCCGCGACATTTCGTCAGCGCGCGCTTCAATCGGGGCACGAATCAGCGGGTGTTGCTCAAGCAATGCCAGCACACCATATCCGACGAACTCTGATCCATTGACCGCCTGAGAAGTGCGGAATGCGCCGATCACCGATGACATGCCATTGCATACGCCATCCATAGCGATCTGTGCGGGGCCGTCCTTTCGGTTCGGATGGCTTGCCATGACGCCGTCAGGGATGACGCCAGGCGGCGGCAAGTATGGTGTGAACTTTGATCGGAGTGCATCTTCTGGCTTCACGATGCTTCCATCTGCGGACATCTGCATTTTCGCGATGGCGAGCAGGTTCTGGGCAGTATCCGGTCGAATGTTCAGCCCAGTCTTCTTTTCCGGGGTCGCCGAAGGCGGCACGGCCGCTACTTTCTTGGATTGGGTGGTGGCCATGTCGCCGTTCCTTTTCACGAGAGGTCAGATGCCTTGTAGTCGCCGGAAATCTGCGCACGCTGAGATGCAGTCGTATGCAGGCCGAGCAGCGTCCCAAGTTCGTTGAGGTCGGCGCGTAGACGTTCGAGCGTTGCGGCCTCGATGCCTTCGATCTTCGATACCAGCGCATGCAGACCAGCGAATCGCTCGGTCGCTTCCGAGTGGGTCACGGCGAGACTGGCCGCCGCCAGCACGGCATCGCCTTGACTGGCGGGTGTTCCCGGCTGAATGCTTGCATTTTCAGCACCAGAGGCCGCGCCGCTCACCATCGACGATTCGCCGTCGGATGCGTTCGATGCAGTCGCCAGCCCAACGTCGGCCAATGTCGCACCCGCACCGCTCGACGCCGTATCGGTTGTCACGGACGATGCCTGTTCCGTCGCACCGGCAAGTGCGTCCGACGGCTCCCCCGATTGCGCCACCTCGGCGCCGTCTTGCTGAAGCTGATCGTTGGACTTTCCCATGGTGTTTCTCCTGTTGAGATTCAATGCGCCCCAATTGCCATAGACGCACGGGCGGCGGCCATGGCGGCATCGGGATTGATGTTGAGACCGTTCCGGCCCCGGATGTACCCGTCCATGGCGTATCGGGTGCCGTCAATGTGGTGGTTCCACTTGTCGACGATGATCGGCAGCACTTCGCCAGTCACCTTGTCCACCTTGTACGAGTAGTTCTCGAATTCCTTGATCGTGTTCACGCAGCGCTTGTGAATGACGATCTCGTCGAAGCCGCGTAGGAAAGTGATGCCGTCTTCAACAGATCCGCCCCATTTCTCGGCGGCCGAGATGTTGAAGCCCTGCTTTTTGACCAGGCTGATCGTTTCAGGCCGAGCGTTGTCTGCCTTGATCGGCCAGACTCGGGCACCGGGCACGCCGGGGAACTTGAGATCGTCTTCGGGGCGCCATTGCAGCGACTGTGTGCCGCGCATCCGATCTTTTCCGGCAAATAGTTTCCATAGTTCGTCAAGGTCAACACCCTTCCCATTGTTCTGGGCATGGCTGTTGGCTTCATAGTCGATGTAGAGCGTGTTGCCCACGACGTACATTCGGTTGAGCGTCGTCGGATCTTGTGCAAAGCCCCAGTCAATACCGAAGAAGAACCGGGCACTGGCGGGCGTCTCGAAGGTGTCGATGCGGAACTTGCCAGCGAAGATCAACTCGTCGCTCTTGCGGTTGAACTTGCCTTCCCAGATCCAGTTGTATCGGTCGAGGTCGCGGGCCCGCATCTGGTCGCGCTGGATGGCCAGCTCCTTCGGCAGCCACGGGTTATGTTCGTGATTGCAGACGATGATCAGAACGCCGTCAGGATCGCCCGAGTCGTACACGCCATCGTTCGCCGCAAGTTGTTCGGCGTATGGCGCCACGAGGTCGGCATACACCGGATCGGATTCCTTGTTCGGGTTGAACGAAATGATCACTTCCGAACCGGGTTCGCGAATCGTCGGCATCAGATAGTCGAGCGACGTGCGGGAAATGTTCTCGGCCTCATCGATCCACGCCGTTGTGACGCCCGAGAATCCTTTGATCGACTGGACGTTGCGATACAGGCCGCGAAAGGTGAAGCGGCTGCGCGAAGCCGGCACGATGATCGAATTTTTTCGGGTCAGGAACGAGCCTCCGATGTCCCGGCGCTCGATCTCGCCGTCAAGCTCGGCCTTACTCGAATCCTCGATCGAGTTCTGGATCTCACGAAGACATAGCACGCGTTCTCGCTGCGCCTGGGCTTTCCCGATCAGGACTGACACGATGGTGCGGGTTTTCATGGAACCACGGCCGCCGAGCACGATCTTCAACCGACGCTTGTACAACAACGGTTCCAGACGCTCGCCGATCAGGACAGTGGGCTGCGCGTCGGTAAGCTCGCCATGAACGTCCCGGCAGCGCAGCACCTTGCGCTCCATGTCGCAGATGCCGAACGTCGGCGGCTCGTCCACAGAGCCCATGCCCTCGAAGATGCGTTCGATCCGCTCAATCTGGGCGAATGTCACGCCACGGCGCGCCCCCATCGTTATTGCCCCAGTGCCCCGAGACGTTCTTCGATGGCCTTCACTTTGTCGGCCAACTCGGTCACGTTGTAGATATCGAGCATGTTCTTGATCATCCCGATCATCATGTCGCCAACATCGGGGGGACACTTCCCGTCTGCAACCGCGTCGATGATAGCCACCACTTTATCCACGGGTGATGCGGATGCCGGGATCGAGAAACGCACGTCGGGCAATGTGGGCTTAGGAACCGGTTGCAATCGAGCGAGCAGTTCCCGGGTAAGCGTTCCGTCTTTTTCATTCACCGCACGGCTCACCACCAAGCGGTAAAACTCCGCCTCGCTGAGCCCGGCTTCACGTTTCAGCGCGTCGATCAGAAGCATTCGAGGTGTCTTGCCGCGTCGCTTTGCGGGTTGGTTGTCAGAACTGAACCGGGTGGTGATGTTCTTGGCTGTCACGGTTGTGCGTTCCCTATGGTTTCCGTAAAAATCCCGTTCTTTCGGTGTTTGCGCTATCGCCGCACCATCATGCAAAGCTCCTGACGGCGCTGTATCTCACGTTCGTAGTCGGTAATGACACGAGGCGGACTGATGGGGATTCGATAGGAAGCGACGCTGGGTGCGCCGGGCCCGGTCACTACCGCGGGACGCTTCACGGTGAAGTCGGGGCGGACATATCGCGGCGTCGTGTTGGTCTGGCGCTCTTCGATCAATCCCTTTGCGACCAGAACCTTCAGGATGGGGAGAATGGCGGCATTGCGAACTCGCATCTTGTCCGCGATCTTGTAGGACTTGTAAGCCCTACCGGGCACCATCCGGGAAAACACGTTCTCCGGCGATAAGGTGTGATCAAGCCGTGGTCGTCCCATCGCATTCCCCTATTTCGATCTGTCCTGGCGCTCCTGTGTCGCCACGCTTCTTCCATCGCGCCACGCCAGATACGGCCGGCGCACGATGGTGTGAAAGCGTTCTGCCGCGCCGGCGTCCTGATCGATCTGCCGGCGGCTGTCGACGCCGCATGCGATGCGGATGAATTCGGCAGCGTCGTCTGCGCTGATCGGCTGGTGGGCGGCCTCGGCGAGCCACGCCCGGAACTCTGACTGGCGCGGGAGGATGCCTGCGAGGCGTGTGAGGCTCTGCTTCACTGTTTGACGATGCACGAAATCCAGCGGTCAGCAGCAAACAGCGCCACGAGGCTTCTCTCTACATCGTGAAGAATCAACACTCCGTGAACCGCTGACCATTCGGATGCCTCGATCTCCACAGACTTGTCATCCACAGTGAAGACAACGAAAGTTTTCATTTCACTCTCCTTAGCACCACGGTTAGCGGGGCGATACCCGATGATCCTGGCGTGCTTGTTTTCCATAAGTCATGCTCCGTTGGCGCCGGTTTAAGCGCGGAAACTGGTTTCGATGAGCACAATCCCGAGCGCCGAGCATGCCGCGATGAAGACGCACGCGAGGCCGACGAAAAGCAGGATTGCGCCGATGGCGTCGAAATCATCTTTCATCACCACCACCCCGCAAAGCGCCCACAAATACCCACAGCGAGCAGCACGTAGCCAACCGCGATACCCGCCGTGACAGTCGTTCGGCTTGTCATCACGCACCTCCGAACAAAGCCGCCGTCAGCGGGTCACGCGGCGGGATGAGACGTCCCAACTTGGCTTTTCGGCGGGTGGCGTACCGGGTGCGACGCACGCGCAGTTCCTCGGGGTCTTGGCGCTTCTCCCAAGCCTTGACACGCTCAGATGGCGTTTTGGTGCGGGGCTTCGGCGCGTTCCTGCCTGGCCCGAGCTTGAACAGGCGCGTAGGCATGCCGTTCAGCGTCGCCGGCGCGTAGCCGTCGATGTGCGCCTCGTCAGCCTTCACCATGTCGTTGATGATCCTGCGCACGGTAACGATATGGGTCTTGGTCAGCTTGGCGAGGTCTGGGGCACTGCGAACACCGTAGTAGGCCATTGCGGCGACGATGACCGGCTTCGACGTTTCGACGACGCGCACTGCCTTTTTCAACTCGAGCACTCGAGCGCGGTTCTTGCAGGACTGCAAATCGTGGCCGGGAAGCAAGTGAAGTTGCGAGGCAATCGTTTCGTGCGAGGCGTATATCGCGCACAGGATTTTGTCCTCGGCCGGCGGCCAGACGTGATAGGCGCGTTTCATTTGGCGTTCTCCCGAGCGATGGCCAGAGACAGGATGGCCAAGGCATCGGCCTCGTTGTCATCGGCCGGGCGGAATCCGCGCTGCTCGGCCATTGCGATCATCAGGTGCTTCTTCGCCGCGCCGCTGCCAGTCCATGCCTTTTTGACCTCGCCGACGCCGACACCGATCGGTTCAGCGTTACGCGCAGCGCACCAGTGTTCAAGGTGTGCGAGGAACCCTCCGTAGACATGCGCGGCAATCGTGCCGGCGTGCCGTTGCACCTGCTCGAAGTACACGGCATCGAACTCTCCTACTTCATTCGAGAGGTCGCACAGCAGCACGCGAAACTTGCTCCAGCGCTGGCCGATCGCTTCGTTCGCACGAGGATGGCACTTGAGGCTGCCGCTGCGCACCACGCCGTTGCGGTCGACCGTGGCCCAGCCAAGTTTCGTGCCGAGGTCGAGCGCGAGAATGCAGCGGCGCGTCTCAAACGCGGGCGCGCGCGCGAGGCTCGGGAATTCGTCGGGCGCGTCTCCGGTTTGCGTTTTTGCGCAAACTGCGGGCATTTCGTCGAAGAGAATGGTCATTGGTCATCCTTGTCGGTGTACGGCAGATTGCCGTCGAAGCTGGTCGGGCCGAGAATCGAGCCTTGTGCCGGCTCTTCGGACCGCTGGAAATGGGCGCGACAAAACCACGGCCCACCGCCCATTGCGCTCAGACTCAAGGTTCCTTCCCACTGGCAGCCGGACGCTGGGCAGCGTCGGTCGATTGGCGTGTTCATTGCTGGCCTCGCTCGTAGGCAGCGACACGCTGCGCGAGATCACGCTTCGCACGCTCGGTCGCTTCGTGTCGCTCGCGGGCCTCACGCGAGAAGGCTGACTCACCGGTGGGAACACTACGCATGCGCTCGACCATGAGTCGAAACTGCTCCTTCGCTGCACGGGCGCCATCGCTGTCGGTCTTGGAGGGCGCGGCGAGAAGTCCAACGTTTTGGGCCACCGGCCCGGAGAGTGCCGGGTATTGGCGCTCCACCTGCGCGGCCGTGATGAAGCCGAGTGCGATGGCACGCTGATCGGCAGCGGCGTCCGTAGTGCGGTCAGTCCCAGGCGAACGGATGACGTTCGGTGCCGCGCCTGCGGCTCGATTCGCCTCCGTGATCCGCGTGTACGCGGCTTTGAACGCCATTCGACCGGCGATTTCGTCACCGTCGGCGACGAGATCTCGCGCGGCATCGAAGGCCGACAGAATCTCGTCCGTGAGCCATACCGTCGCGGCTTCGTCGTTCGACGCGAGCGCGATGGGCCATGCCTCATCGGCGGCGAGGCGCTTAGCCTCAAGCGACGGAAGTAGCGCGATGATGTCGGCCGGTACCGGCGCATAGCGCGAAATATCGCCGTGCTTGTCGAGTGCTCTAACCACGTCGACGAGCGGCCAGCGGGATAGCTTCCCGAACCATGCCATCGTGATCTCAGGCGTCGGCAAGGCGACACGCACCAGCACATGAGCGGCGCCAAGAGCGCGGGCGAATTCGACAGCATCAGCGGCTTGCATCGTCAGCTCTCCATTTCGACGGTAAGGCCGTCATCGATTACAAAGCCATCAGCAGTGGTCGCGTGGCCGTTGACCATGGCCGTAAACGCTGCGAGATTTGCTTCGGACTCGGCGAGGATTTGCGCCTGCTTGCTCATCGGAGCGCCGGCGGTGGGTGGCGGCGGGTCGGTGGCGGCAGCCATGAAGCGCTCGATGTGGGCGGCATCGCGGAAGATCAGCGACACGTCGTTGAACTTCGTGTGTCGGTCGTTCTGACCCATGTTGTGCGGTGTCAGGCTGCACCCCTTGATCGCCAAGCAGAGGTCCCGCGGCTCGAAGCCAAGATCGAAGCCTTTGCGGATCGACGCCTTGCGCTTGTCGTCAAGCTTCGAGCGGGGCGATTTCATCCGATCCTGCCAGTAGGCGAAAATTTTGCGGATGTCTTCGGCAGTCGGCCGGTAGGTCGACGGAGTCTTTCCATGCTCCTGCTCCTGCTCCTGCTCCTGCTCCTGCTCCTGCTCCTGCTCCTGCTCCTGCTCCTGATTCGGGCATGTCTTCCCGCTAGGCTTTACGGAAGCCTTTCCCGAAGGCTTTCCGAAAGCCTCAAAGAAAGCCCTTTCAAAAGCCTCTCCAAGCCCGCAGATATTGGCTTTCAGGGATTCGTACACTTCCGACTTCAGGGCGCATTCTGGGATCAAATCCCACTCTCCCCCCCACGACCTGACCACGTTTGGCGATTCAGGTCTGTTGCACTTAATGGCGTTTGGAATCCACACAACTTTGGCTTTCCAGTCAGCCTTTACGAGACCTTCCCGAAAGGCTTCCCCGAAGGCTTTGTCGAAGGCTTCGATTTCCCAATCCAGTTCCTCGGCCATCGCGGCACGACCGCTACGAAAGACGCCGGGGATCGGGCCGGTATGAGGGCCGGTCAGCAGGAAAACCCAAAGTCCCTGACCGCAGGCAGGCAATGGTGAGAGGCGACGGAATTTCTCGTCGCCCCACATGCGCACTTCGATCTTGCGGAATCGGTTGCGGGCTGGCTTGTTCTGTTCTTCGCGCATAGCTCACCCCCTGCGCCGCAGCGCGAACCACGTGGCGCCGATGAGGCAGACGATGGGCACGGCGGATATGAGTTCGGCGGTCATGGTTAGCTCCCACGCACCCGGCGTTCCTGCTGGCGTGCTTCGAGATACTTGAACGCCATGCTCTCGAGCGCGGAGAGTTCTTCCTGATCGATGACTAGGCAGTCAACAGGAACGACCTGTAGTCCGAATGTCGCCAACATTCGCGCCCAGTCCGGAAGTTCGTCGAGCCGGCGGCTGATCGTGCTGGCCGACACACCCATGCATGCGGCAGCACGGGCCTGCGTGACGCGCGCAACGGCACGCAATACCTCTGCCTCGACGCGTGCAGCCTGCATGCGTGTGCTTTCAGTCTCGTCGGGTGAAACTGTTTCCGTGGTCATCGAACCACCTCGTTACTCACTGTTTTCATTGAAAAAAAGGCGGAGTCCTCGACCATGCGAGAATCGAAATCGGCTGCCAAGCCATCAACTTCAAAACTCATCACGAGAGGACCCCATGGAAGACGAACATCTGGAAGTCATTGCAAACCTGATCAATCAGTTCGGCATGAAGCTGCAAGTTCATTCGTTCGCACTCGAAGCCCTCGCATCAACCCATCCAAATCCCAAAGCGGTCGCAGAGTCATTTCGATTGAGCGTCGACGCGTTTCTTGCCGAGCACGACGACGTGCCGATACCTGGCAACGGGCGCGATGTCCTGCTGCTAGAGACGAATGCGTTTCTTGAAGCCCTTGGGCAAATGGGCCGCGACGAATCACGAGGCTGACGCGCGCTTTAGAGGTCATGCCGCCACCTGCTCTGTGGGGGTGCCGGGGATGTCTAGCTCGGGCCAGATAGAGCGCCAATCATCGGGGCGGAGGTCGCGACGCGTTACGGCTTGCTTCGTGGCGATTTCAATCAGAACGCATCGCGCCGGGCTAATCGCAGATGAACCTGCGGCCATTTGAGAGAGAAACGAGGCCGATACCCCGATTTCCTCCGCAAGCTTTGAGACGCCGCCACGTTCGAGCGACGCTAGATATGTCTTGAGGTCCATACCGAGTCCAAGGTTGGTTACTTGGACGAAGTTTAATAAATACTAAACTTAAGGTCAAGCATTTGCTTGTTTAGCAGATACTAATCAGACTCGAACCATGGATATTGCAGATACCCGCCGGGCACGCCTGCGCTTGTGGTTCACGAGCCGCACCCTTCCGGCAACTGAGAAAAGTTACCTGTCACAACTGATGACCGGACGCGCATCCTTTGGTGAAAGAGCTGCGCGACGACTTGAACGGGACTATGGTATGGATCTCGGATACCTTGACTCTCCGGTCGAGTCAGGTGAGGAGTCGCTCGCTATGTCACTGCCAGAACAGCCGCCCGTCATTCAAATTCAACGCTTCGATACGGGTGGGGCGATGGGACATGGGATTGAGCTGCGCGATCAGCCCGGCGTAATTGAGACGCTTAGAGTCAGCAATGAATGGCTTTCGAAAAACCTGAAGAATTACACTGCTGTTAAGAATCTCGTGGTTGTTACCGGTTTTGGTGACTCCATGCGGCCGATGTTCAACCCTGGCGACCCGCTAATCGCTGACATCGGGGTGAAGGCGGTAGAGTTCGATGCTATTTATTTTTTCCGTGTGGGCACCGAAGGATTCATTAAGCGTTTGCAGCGCATCCCAACAGAGCAAGGGCTCCTGATCCGAGCAAAGTCTGAAAACGTCAGCTACGATACGTGGGACATCACCCCCAAAATGGACTTCGAAGTCTTCGGAAGAATCCTGAAAGTCTGGCGAAGCGAAGATTTCTGATCTCTGGCACAACGAGTAGTCCATGAAAAGCGCACGCAAATGGCTTATCACACTCGCGATCTTGTTTCTCGCAAGCGGTGTGTATTGGTACTTCGACAATCATCTGAGTAAGGATCAGATCGCCAAAACCGTTTCGGCCGCGCTTCAGCAGAAGCTAGAAACTAGCGATCTCGCCGAGTACCAAATGAAGGTACTCAAAGTAGAAGTGCTTCACGAAACCGGCAACAAATATGCCGGAATCGCCACCGTTGATCTGAGGGGAAAACAACATCAAGTGCCGCTTTCGATCATCGCCGACGGGAAAAGCGTCGCGTGGCAGGCAGAGCAAGGGGCGTTCCTTTTTGCTGCGCAAGAGAGCATTCAGCAGACAATACAGCAAGCAATGCAACGGGCCTCGGCGGACATGGAGCGCGCGGCAGCAGATGCTTCCGCAGCGGTTGCCCGCGCCGAAGTGGCATTGGATATGCCAAGTGATGTTCTCGTGCTAACCGAAAAATATGGTGACCTAAACCGGCAATGCCGCAGCGGCCATGGTGACGAACCCTCGACCCAAGCTGCATGCGCTGATCGCGACGCCACTTATTCCGAAATTCGCGCCAAAGGGTGGTGCTGGGGGCACAGGAGCGATATCAGTGCAGATCGAACTTGGGTGCCCTGCGCGCCAGGCGACGCGTAACCCAAACTTCCCCACACATTCCAAGGCCCCTAACCGGGGCCTTTTTCAATTTCTCCCTCCACCGCCGCACATAGGCATCTGAATAACGCGCCATGTCATAGAAGCATAGAAGCACTCGCTTCGCCGCATGTTTAGTTTTTGCTTGACTATGCGTTTAGCATTTAATAAACTTGCCTCAACGTCACCCAGACATCGAGGCCACCATGAACGCACGAATCCCCTGCATCGTCACGCGCGACCTTGGCGCGTACATGCGCCAGCAGGACGCGGCAGAAGCGCTGGACCGCGCCCGTGAGCGCGCTGCCGAGTGCGCGGACGTCATCAACGCACTCCAACGCCTGCAGGACCACGACTACGACGGCTACTGCGCGCTGAACGACGCGCTGATCAAGCAGGACACGAAGCGCGCGGGCGAGATCCTGCAAGTCGCATTCGAGGTCGAGGTGAACGTGTTTGCTGAGGGCGAGGTGCGTCATGGATAAGCACACGCCGACCTACGAAGTCATGGCTGACGGCCGGATTTTCTCTGTGAACGGGACATGGCGCGGCAAGGAAATGCATGAACTTGCGCAGGATCTCAACAAGAGTGGCTATCCGTGCGTTCGCATCGTCATCGGTGGAAAGCGCCGGCGCGTTACGGTTCATTCACTCGTAGCTCGTACACATATCGGGCCACAGCCCGCCCCAGGCTATGAGATTCGCCACCTCGACGGAAACAAGCTCAACGCGCACTACACGAATCTGGCTTGGGGTACTCGCAAAGAGAATGCTGCTGACCGAGAACTTCACGGACACACATCCCGCGGAGAAAAGCACTCCGCTGCCATAAAGGCCAGCAATCACAAAGAACGCGTCATTCGCGGTGAGAACCATCATCACACGCGTCGGCGCGCCGCCCTCGCCAAAGCACGAGGATAGCAAGCATGAATGCATCTATCGATGTCCGCCGGTACAACGGGTACAAGGTTGTCACCATCGAGATCGGTCAGGCCAAGCATGAACTCGAGTTTCTCGATGTTAGGGAATCGCGCGAACTTTCTGACACGCTCCTGACTGCTGCGGCTGACCTCGTGCCGGACCGCCCGAGTTACGAGAAGTTGGTGGAGACGCTGGAACGCGCCCACGAATTTATTGACAGCATTCGGCAAGAACTGCACAGCCGCCGGGTTGCCGATTGGTACCCGGAAGGTGCACATAACGCTGCTGAGCAGATGAGCGAAGACATGCGCATTCTCGGAAACGACTGCGCTGATTTCGATATTCAAGATGTCATCGCTAAAGCACGAGGTGAAGCATGAGCGAGATCAAAAACGGCGGTCCGGCGTTTCCGTGGTGCGGCGATCTGAACGATTGCCCGACCATCAATCTCGGCATGGACTTTCGCGACTACTTCGCCGCGAAAGTTTTGCCTTCGGTTTACGAAAATGCATTGCAAGAAGCACGAGAAGGATCTGGGCTATTCCAGCATGACGATTGGCGTTTCGGTATAGCACTTGATGCCTATGCGTTGGCCGACGCCATGCTCCGCGCACGGGGGGCGAAATGAACCGCGACTACTGCATCCGCTGCGGCCGCCAAGGCCACACCTCCGATGAGTGCTCGCTCAAGCATCGCCAGCACGCGCCCACGCTGACCCAGCGCATCGACCGATTCGTTACGCGTTTTCCCGGCGTCGCCGCGCTGATCTTTCTCCTGGCGCTCTCGCTGGGCGCAAGCATCGTCGGCGCCATCGATCTCGACGACGCCATGCGCGCCGCGCAGCCTGTCGTTTTCCGGAGCGTCTGACCATGGACCCGCAGTGGTGGCAAACCGTCGGCCAATGGGAACAACTTCAATCTGAAACGGAGCAATCAAATGAGCATTGCAACCATGATCATCGGGGAAAGCGGAACGGGCAAGAGCACCAGTCTGCGCAACCTCAACCCGGAAAACACACTGCTGATTCAGGCAGTCAAGAAGCCGCTGCCTTTCCGCTCGGGGGGCTGGAAGCCGGTCGCGAAAGGTAACGGCGGTTCGGTCTACGTGACCGACGACAGCGCCAGGATCGTCACCGCCATGCAGCGTACTGACAAGGAAATCATCGTCATCGACGATTTTCAATACGTGCTGGCGAACGAGTTCATGCGCCGTGTCACCGACAACGAGGTCGGGAACAGCGCTTTCGCCAAATACAACGAGATCGCGCGTCACGCCTGGGACGTTCTCATGGCTGCCACGTCGCTCGCCGACTCCAAGCGCGTCTACATCCTAAGCCATACCAGCACCGACGATTTCGGGCGCACGAAGATCAAGACGATCGGGAAGCTTCTCGACGAGAAGATCGTCATGGAGGGTCTGGTGACAATCGTGCTGCGCACCGCCGTGAGTAACGGCGAATACATGTTCAGCACCAAGAACAACGGGCAAGACACGGTGAAGTCACCGCTTGGCCTCTTTGAATCCGACCTGATCGAGAACGACCTCGCCATGGTGGATGAGGCGATCGCCGCCTATTACGACCTCAAGCAAGCAGCCTAAAGGATCCCAGCATGTACACCCTCGACAAGAACTCAGCAAAGAAGGCCGACCAAGTAGGCAAGTGGCTCACGGAAACCGGCAAGTACATCGGCACGATCGTGACCGCCGAGGACATCGTTGCCAACACCGGCACGCGCGGCATTGTGCTCACGCTGCGCGCAGACGATGGCCGCGAGACTCGGCAATTCATCTACACCGAGAAATCCAACGGCGATCGCCTGACTGGCTTCGACCTAGTCATGGCCCTCATGACCTGTTTGAAGCTCCGCGACATCAAGCCGGTATCGGCCAAGGTGAAGCGATGGGACAACGATGCGAAGCAGGAATATGTTGCTGATGGCCAGGTGTTTCCCGAACTTGCAAACAAGCGCATTGGCTTCCTGCTTCAGAAAACGGAAGAAGTCAGCCGGAAAGATCCGAACGATACGGCATGGTCGGCAAAGCTGGTCGCCGTGTTTGAGGCAAACACCGAACTGATGGCTTCGGAAATTCTCGATGGCAAGAAATCTCCCGAAGCGCTTACCCACCGCGTCGCACAACTAGCTGACCGCCCGATGCGTAAGCGCCCTGCCGGATCGCAAACCTCACGCTCGTATTCCGATGCCACGAACGGCAATGGCTTCGAGCAAGACGACGACATCCCCTTCTGATTCGGAGACCCTGACATGAATATCTATATCGACATCGAAACCGTGCCGAGCCAAGACCCGGCGGTGATTGCCGCATTTGAGGATGATGCGGAGCAAGCTAAGGCTACTGTGTGTGCGCCGTCCAACTATAAGGATGAGACAAAAATCGCCGAGTACATCGCGGCCAAGCGAGCTGAGATCGACCTCGAAATCGAGATGAAGTGGCGCAAGACTTCATTCGACGGTGGGCTCGGTCACATCGTGTGTGCATCGATCGCTCTTGATGACGCTGAGCCCATGTCGTTCTGGCGACCCGAGTGGCACGCGAACGAAGCGGCAGTGATGCGAGACATGTTCGACTGCCTATCAGACGCGTACACGCCGAGTACGGATCGCCGCCCAGTATTCATCGGTCATTACGTCACCGAGTTCGACCTGCGCTTCATCTTCCAGCGCGCGGTAATGCTCGGTATCCGGCCGCCATCGATCATCCCGTTTAGCGCCAAGCCGTGGGACGACAGCGTGTTCGACACGATGACGCGCTGGGCCGGCACTCGCGGAACGATCGGTCTTGACAAGCTGTGCCGCGCGTTTGGCCTGCCCGAGAAGGGCGACATCGACGGTTCGAAAGTGTGGGACTTCGTGCGGGCCGGACGGCTCGATGAGGTGGTCGCGTATTGCGAAGACGATGTTCGGCGCGTTCGCGGCATCCACAAGCGCATGACTTTCCAGCAAGCAGCCTAACCCCGTTGGGCGGCCAGCACGGCGCCCTCTTTTCCGCCCATCAGGAGACTCACCATCATGTTCGAAATCATTGCCGCCCAGACCGCGAAGCTCGTCAACTACAACCCGCGTGCCGAGAAGCACGGGAAAGTGAAGCGCCCCGCCGCCACGATGCGCGTGCAAGTCGTCATGCAGGCACGCTCGCTCGACATGCTGGAGCATGGGCTGTACGACTCGCTTTACAAGCAGATCGAAAACCCGGATGACATGCTCGCGACTACCACGCGCCGTTTCTCGAAGATGGCACCGTTCGCATGGGCGTTCGAGGGTAAGGGATATACCGCGACCATCGACTATGGCCTCGGCGGCGACAGCGATATCGAACTGACCGAGTGCGCCGTCAAGTCGCTCAAGGTGACGCCGGAAGAAAACGACATCGTCATCTACGACTTCAACATCAACTGCACGCCGGACGAGCGCGAGAGCGGCATTCTCGACCATCGCATTCAGGAAGATATCGTAATCAAGCTGATCGCACCCCCGCCGAACACCGTACGTGAACTGTTCGGCGAAGACACGGAAGAGCAGGAAGAAGAGGACGCCGCCTGACATGCGCCTGCCGACCACAACCCAAATGGTGCAATCGCTGGAGGAAATCTCCGGCGACCTCACCGACCAAGAACGTGCGGCGCTCGCACCGATCAGCGCCGTCATGCACAGCGGCCAAGTCACTCGCCTCGACAGCGAGCAGGTCGAAGCGCTTGATGCGATGTACTCGGCCTACTTCGGGAGCACTGCAAATGCCTGACCTCAAGACCGTGACGTTTGATGCGATCAGTTACGCATTGGCAAAGCAGGTTCCGGCAATGGAGAGCGGATTCACGATCTCGACCAGC